AAATTCGGCTAGAAATAAAAAGGGGTCATCGAAACCCGGCCCGGCATCGAAGGTTGACGAACAAGCTACCCCGGCAGGATTCGCGGAGGGTGTGCTCAGATTGAATCTATACCCCTGGCAAAAGGAGGTCATGAATAACCTGGCCCCGATCTATAGCCGGGTAGCGCTGGTGGCTGCGAACGGTTCCGGCAAGACGTCAAATGTCATCGCCCCGGCCCTAGTCTGGCACATGGTATGCTTTGAGGAGTCTTTGTCAGTCGTTACTGCGTCGGTATATCGCCAGGTCGAATCCGTGCTCTGGCCTGCGATTAAAGCCCTTCTAAGGCCCTTCGGGGACATGGTTGAGGTCACCAGTGGGGAAATCCGCTTCAAGCACGCCTCGGGGCGTATAAGCCGAATTTTGGGGTTTACAGCAGGCAATGACAACGAATCAGCAGGCCGAGCGGAGGGTTTCCACGCTGCGAACCATGAAAGCGCTCCCCTTCTGTACGTCGTCGATGAGGCCAAGACCGTCCAAGATCCGATCTACGTTTCAGTGTTTCGGTGCCAACCAACTAGATTACTAGTCGCCAGTTCGCCGGGGGCTCCGGTAGGTCAGTTCTACCGATGCTTTACAAAGGAGGCAGATCTGTGGAAAAAGACCCGAGCGACCGCCTGGGACTGTCCCCATATCAGCCCTTTGTACATACAAGAAATTCAACAACGCTATGGCATCAACAGCCCATTTACTCAGTCGATGCTCAAGGCAGAATTTATGGACCTGGGCGAAGAGCGCCTAGTCGTGAGCTTGGGCAGCTACGACAATTGCGTAAACAACCCTCCTGTCCCTAATGGGACAGACAGGGCAGCTGGCATCGACTTTTCCGCGGGTGGCGACGAGAACGTGATCGCAATCCGGGAGGGCAACCGAATCCTGCCACTGATCACATGGCGCGAAAGGGACACAATGGCAACGGTCGGGCGGATTATTATGGAGCTAAAGAAAGCCGGGGTTAAGCCGGAACAAGTATTCGCCGATGCCGGGGGCCTGGGTCTGCCGATGTGCGACGCGCTGAACGAAGCCGGGTGGACCGTGAACCGGATTAACTTTGGTGGCAACGCTAGGGACAACGACGCGTACCAGAACAAGGGTTCCGAGATGTGGCACCGACTAGCCAGAAAGATCGACACTTGCGACATCATACTGCCCGAAGACGATATTCTCAAAAGCCAACTAGTGACCAGGAGAGCTCAAGCCACGTCCCGCGGGAAGCTGGGCCTGGAGTCGAAAGACGCGATGCGGTCCAGGGGAGTAGCATCTCCGGACAGGGCCGACGCGGTTGCGATGGCATGCGATAACTCGGGGATTGACTACGACTTGACAATGGCATACACGCGTCCATCTTTGCTTGAACTAATGAAGCAGGCATCCGCGGACAACGAAATGTCCGGCTGGGATGTCGGGGGATAAACCTGGAGGAAAACAACATGAACTGGAAAACAACTGCAACTGGAGTTTTGTCAATCGTAGTAGCCGTCGCTGGAGCAGCGGTGGAATTTTTGAAGACAGGCAAAGTGCCCGATCTTGGAATACTCATCGCCGCGATCATCGCCGGAGTCGGGTTGATCAAGGCTGCCGACGCCAAATAACATTTTGTGTTTTCGTGGATTGGCGCTCTTATCGAATTGCTGAAGGCAATTGTTGGATTGTTCCCCGGGGAACGTGAGCGCAATGAGTCTGCGATTAGGAAAGAATGGTCTGACGCTCGCAGTCGCATCGACGCTTCTTTTGGTGGTAGCACTTGGTGGATGCGCAACCGTAGACCCAGTGGTGAGAACGTCGGGGAACGCGGACAGACTTCTGAACGACCCAAGGTTTGAAGAGGTCACAAGATCTACTCCTAACGTTCAATCCTGGGCATACGACGCAATCAACACGGTAAACGATTTAGAATACGAAGTAAGGGTAAGGAATAATGGAACCAATAAATAACGAACTTCATACGCGTATCCTCCGGGATCTGAAGAACCGCGCGACATGGGACGCCCGGCAGAGGCAGTTCTATGAGATGCGCACGTTCGGAATGCGCCGGAAGGTTAAGCCATGGCCGACCGCGGCGGACATGCACGTCGCGCTGATTGATCGCATTATTGAAAGACTCAAACCTAACTACGTCAACTCAGCCCTTGGCAACGACGTCGTCGCCGGGTTTGTTCCCATGCGCCAGCAGTTGGTTCCGCTTACCGTTACGGCAGAACGATACTTCGACTACAAGATCCGGGAGCGTACTGCATTTCAATTTGAGATCGTTCGCTTAATCGACGACATGCTCTTGTTCGGTCGGGCAGTACTCAAATCAATTTGGGACGAGGGCAAGAAGGAAATCATTTTCCAGGCGATCGATCCGACCAGGTTCATTGTGCCGGACCAAACCGTTGCCTTGGACGACGCCGATTATCTTTGTCACGTCATGGTACTATCGGTGGAGCAGTATAAGCGCGTAGCGGCCTACAACCAGGACGAGGATTTCATCAAAAGAATTGCCGGACGCGGGACCAAGTTCGAGGGCATCAATACCGAAAAGGAACAAGCCGTTTACCAGCGCGAAGGCATCACCTACGACTCTCGCCCGGACCGGATCATTCTTTGGGAGATCTACACCAGGAACGAAGACGACGAGTGGAACGTTGCGACGTACTCGCCCCTAGCAACAACTGATCCAGTGCGTGAAGATTTTGTTCTTCCCTACAAGCACAAGCAGTGCCCATTCACAGAGTTTAGCTATGAATTGACCAACGGAGGATTCTACTCATCCCGCGGACTTGCGGAGATCTTGGCTGCCAATGAGATGACCCTGGCGAAGCTAAAGAACTCCATGCTCGACTTCTTGGAACTGGCGAACCGTCCGTTGTTCCAAGCCGACAATCCTGTCTCTCTCAACATGGCAAATCTAAAAATGCAACCTGGGCAGATCCTGCCCCAGGGCATCAAGCCTGTTCAGATGACGACCCCTCCGATGGACTTCATGCGAGTCATGTACGACGAACGTGCAGAGGCAGAGCAGAGAGTTGGAACGATCGATTTTGGCGTAGGCAACAACCCCTCGGAACCCGGTAGCTCCAGAAAAACAGCGACTGAAATTCAAGCGTTGGTGAACACCGGGTCCGCGGGTGCTGATTTAAGAAACCGTCTGTTCCGCATGTCGCTAGGTCGCCTGTTCCGTCAGTGCTGGTCGATCTATCTGCAGTACGACAAGAAGGATTTGAATTTCCGATATGCAGAGGATACCGGGACCGTCCCACCGGAAGCATTGCACGAACAGTATTCGATCATGCCCAAGGGCGGGTACGACTTCCAAACTCGCCAGTTCCAACTTCAAAAGGCAGTAGCCCGGATGCAACTGCTCGGGCAGTCTCCGTTCATCAACCAGGCTGAACTTGTTAAGTCTGTGCTTGAGCTAGACGATCCCAGCTTGGTACGTCGTCTGGTCCAGGACCCGATGATGAACCAACAGGAGCAGAGGGAAGAACAGGCGAAGGAACTCGCCGCGATGATGACGACCGCGTTCCCGATTGCGATCAAACCGACCGACGATCACCGGGCCCATCTTGAGATCATCTTTGACTTCCAGCAAGCAGCCGAAAAAGGATTCCGCCAGGTTGACCAGGCGACAGCACAGGCGATCGGTCAGCATTTGGATCAGCACTTGCAGGCGTTGGAACAGATCGATCCGAACACTGCCCGGGCGATTACTGCCGAACTCAAGAAGATGAACAAGGCGAAACAGCAACAGCAGGGACAACTGCAGGGCGCTCAGGGGCAACTCCCGCCCCCGGAAATGGCTGGACAGATGCCAGGAAACATGCAACAACCGATGGTGTGATAGCACTGATGAGACCCGAAGAGCAATTAAAAGCTCTTCATGCATTATATGCCTGGGCAAACGAAGTTGGCGTAAACGGTCCCGCGGTTGAGGTTGGAACATTTTCCGGTGAAAATGCTGTGGTGATGGCAAAGTATTTCAATAGCGTAGTCACGGTAGATCCATGGCGTAATGGATACGACAAAGACGACCACGCATCGAACGCGGACATGGCCGAGGTTGAAAAAAAATATTTTGAGCGTACTGCTTGGTTCCCAAATATTTCACATCTAAAACTAACTAGCCTGGAAGGTGCGAATGAATTTCAAGACGCGTCTTTAGATTTTGTGTACTTGGATGGAGATCACCAGACAGACGCTGTCGTCGCAGATATCGACGCCTGGAAACCAAAGATTAGGAAAGGTGGCATCCTGGCCGGGCACGACATTAATATGGATAAGGTGCATAATGCTCTAAGGCAAAGACTTAATGGAGTTGCTGCGAAGTTATTCAAAGATAGTTCATGGGGGGTAATTATATGACAAAAATTAGGGCTCTAATAAACTTCATGCGTTTTACGATGTGGGTAGACGAACCCGAGTGGACCGAAGAGGACGCCAGGTCACTTGGCAGTTTTATGAGGTCAGAGCATGGCGTAAGGTTCGCCGCGATCTTGAGAAATATGACTATTAGGCAAGATTCTAGCGCAGTTCAAAAAGGCGACTTGACAGCCTGTGGGTTTGCCATAGGTTTCAGATCTGCAGTGGCAGTTATCGATTCCCTTGGAATTGATGCCACTCATCCCGCGGGAGGGGCAGACGACTAGAGGTTACCCGCGGAGTACATAGACTAGTCACAATCCCGCCTGAGATCGTTAACCATCTCGGGGCTGGAGTAAAGGGGTTAGCATGGGTAATGGAATAGAACTGACGGCGGAATCGTTACGAAGAGCGGCCATGATTGAGGATGGGATTATCCCTCCAGATAAAGTGGAAGCAAAACCGGAAGCGACACCAACGTCGGAACCAGTGGAGAAGATCGAGTCGAACCCCACGTCGACGACAGAACCTAAAACAGAAAATTCGCCTTCTACGACCGAAGTCGTGGACAAAAAAGGTGATAGTTCTTTAACAACGACAGAGTCTGAGAGTCCGGTTGAGTCATCCGACAAGGCCAAGGAACCCAGCAAGTACGAGAAGCTAAAGAACCGTCAGCAGAAAGAATGGGATGCCATTCAGCAAGCTAAGGCGGAATCTAAGGCCGAAAAGGAACGCTTGGAACGTGAGCGCCAGGAATTCATGCGCGAACGTGATGAGGCGCGGAAGGCAGACCAGGAGAGACCAGCAGGCAAGTTCGACGCGACCGACTACCGAAACGCTGCGAAGCAGTTCCGGGAAGAGGGTCGAGAAGATCTAGCCGAGCAGGCCGATAAGAGAGCTCAAGAGGTTGAAAAGTACGAAGTACAATCTCAAGAGAGAAAAGTTAAGGAGATGGGCGAGAAGGCTTGGAACGAGAATCTGAACAGATTGGTTGATAAGCATCCAGATCTAAAGGATTCAAATTCAAACCTACATAAAAAAGTAGCAGAACTACTTAACTCAAAAGCAGTCCTTCGCCAGTATCCTGACGGCATCGTCGATGCAGTCGAGATCGCACAGCTTGCTCTTAAAACGGATAACTCAACCGGATTAGCAGATGAAGTCGAAAAGCTCCGCAAAGAAAATGCGGAGTTCAAAAAACGTTTACAACCTGGAGTTGGTTCACCGTCAACCCCGGCGCCTAAGAAGCAGTTTAAGGATTTATCCTCTGCAGAACAAGGTGCCGAACTTCGCCGAATGGCGATGGAATTTGACGACGCTAACTAAGGTTTAGACATAGGAGATAAAATTATATGGCACTAGTAACCTCTGGCTCGCTCGCAGCGGCCTACCAAGAGTATTTCTCAAAAGAATTACTCCAACGTCAATTGCCCATCCTCCAGATGGAACAATTCGGAATGAAAGCGGCTCTTCCACGGAAAAACGGAAACAAGCAGATTCGCTTTTATAGATACGACAACCCGAGCATTAGCTCGATCATCGAAGTAACCTCAGAAGGCACAAACCCTGGATCGAACGAACGTCAGTTGACCCTGTCGACTGTCGGCGCGACCCTCCAGCAGTTCGCCAGCTTGGTCAAGCTGTCTGACATCCTGCAAGCCACAAACTTGTTTGATTCAATGGCGCAGGCCACGACTCAATTGGCGGAAGATCATGCGTTGCATGCCGACACCCTCGTTCACCGTGTGCTCACGACCGGAACTACCTCCGGAACTGGCACTCTGTCGACCTCGGTTCGCTACGCGCAGAACAGCAACTCGACGGCATTCATCGCCGCGACTGCAGCCAATTCGTCCTTCACGGCACTCGACTTGCTCGATTCCGTGACTGCCCTCCGAGTTGACAAGGCTCCTACGATCAAGGGTGGTTACATCCTGGTTGCAGATCCTCGCACTGCTCGTTCGATCCTCAACGATGACGACTATATCCAGGCTCATCGTTACTCGAACGTGGACAGCTTGCTGAAGGGCGAAGTTGGCACGTACTACGGAGTGAAGACTCTGTTGTCGCACAACATTCTGTCGTTTGGTTCTGCCTCCGCCAGCGCCATCTCTGGCACTGCGGCAGCGGCCTATAACTCCAGCACAGCGCCATTCTTGGCGAACATCGTGCTCGGTGACCAGGCATTCGGCGTACCTTCCCTCACAGGAGATTCGCCTTATAGCCCCAAGGTTCTGATTGCAGAAGGTCCGGACAAGTCCGATCCTCTCGATTTGGTAACCTCGGTTGCTGTCAAAACGTACTACACCGCGGTTTCGTTGAACAATGCGTTCTACAGAATCGTGTTTAGCCGTTCTGAAGTCAGCTAATTAAATGGGCGCGATCGTATTAATGATCGGGCCCGAAGCGAAGGCTCGGGGAGGCAAAAATCTCCCCGGGCCCGAGCC